AAAGCATAGGCATAAACTCTTTCATGCTGTTTTCAAGGTCGGTTCTTATTTTCTCTGCGGTGTTACCTTTTCCTCCGTGGTCTCTTTTTAGATAGTCGCTCAACCTCTTTCCACTTGTCTATAAGTTTATTCATCATCTTTTCGGCTGAGTCGATTTGATTTTGAAGGTCGTTTTGGTCAAACACCTTTATATTCTTAAAAGCCTCTGCAGTGTTCTTTAAGTCACCATACTTTTTCTGTACGTCACCTAAAGCGTCAACTAATTTGTACAACTTCTGTCTTGCTGGCTCTATTCCTATATTAATTGATGCACTTAATTCTTTGTCTGCCCTTACCTTACGTTCCCTTCTTCTAATATTTTCTTAGACTTGTTAAGTCTGCTCTTTATTTTCTCTTCTCTTATTTTGGTTTGCTCCTCTTTTGTCTCTATTTCTTTCGCTCTTTCAAACGTTAACGGTTTGTCTATGTATCCTTTTGCTGGCTCTGTTTCTTTCTTAAAAGCATTATATAAGTTTGTCTGCACCGCTATATATACATAGTACCCATTTAACCACGCTTGTTCGTCATCTGCTCTCTGCTTGTTTTCAAAAGAAATACGGTATGTATCAAACAGTCTAGGCTCTTCCTCCCAAAACTCTGTAACTGACATACCGTATGATATTGCAAGAGGTAACAAACTTTCATAAAAGTAGTCTGTTAGCCTATTATATTTTTGCTCTACATCTTCACTATCTGTAGAGCCTTGTGTTTTTTTGTTGTGTCTTTAACGCCTACCTTTTTAATGATTTCTTCAACCAACATTGTATAAATATCCTCGTAAGAGTATTCGTCTTCATCAATTAAGTCCTCAATAATTTGGTAAGCCTCTTCTTGTGTTGTTTTTGGTTGTTTTTCCAATAAGGCTCCGTAAAATATCTTGTCTCCACTAGAAATCAAATTGTCCTCAATTTTCATTAATTTAAGACCTGTTATCTCTTCGCATCTTGCAACAGACCTTCTGTTTGGGTATCCCAATAAATAGTCTTTGCCTTTGACAGTTATTTTAATAAAGTTTGCCATGTTTTTCTCCTTTTCTTTTTATACTTACAAGGCTACCTTTTTAGGGGTAGCCTTTTTATTAAGCACTTGCAGGTAGCATTGCATCTACTTCTGCTTTTGTTTTATCTTTGATTTCAACTGCTACTATATGTAGTGTTGCTTCTTGTGCAGAGCCTGCACTAAATCCATTTTTCCAGCATTGTGCTGTTCCTTTGATATAAGTTCCAGTTCCATCGCTGAATACTACTAAGAACTCTTTTTCTGTTCCATCGCATACGCCTTGGATTAAAGCATATTTCTCAGCAGTTCTGTTAATGGTGAAGTCTTGCTCTGGAGTATCTGGTCTGTCTGGTACGTATTGTTTGATTGGTGATTTTAACTCAGTTACTTCAATAGTTCCACCAGCACTTCCTGCGTCTGGAACGTCTTTTATACCTACTAATTCTTGGTATGTACCGTTATTTTTATAATATAAAAGGGTACCTTGGTCATTAAATGCTACTTCGTTAGCCATGTTCTAATTCCTCCTATAAATTCTTTTATCGTCTAAGTTTAGTATGCAAGAATATCTCATATATTGCCTTCTTACGTATCTGTCTAAATTGTCCATTGGCTCATCTCGTTCTCTTGTCATGCCTAACTCATCACTGAAAACATCGTCTACCAATGCTTTTAATTCATCAATGATTTGTAATCCGTTGATTTCTTCTTTGTCTTGTGCAAACACATTGACCTCAAAGGCTAGAACAACTTTTTGTTCGGTCTTCTTTAAGGTTTCGTCATAAAGTCTATCTGCTATTTGAACAATGGTTACAACTGGAAAGTGTCCAGATTGCTCTGGTATTCTTTGTGTTACAAGAGGAGAATACTCAGATTGTGCTAAAATATATTCTTTTGCTGTGTTAAACACTTGATTATATATATTTGCTAACATGCTATCCTCCTAGTTCTTTTAGTTTCTTCTCCATGTCCAAAATCTTGTTATAAAAGATTGGATGCGACTCTTGTCCAACTGTTTCACGATAAGTGTTGTATTTGTAGTACACAATTCCGTTGTACTCTACAGAGTGTGGTTCATCGTGAGGGTTTATCTCTCCGTTTATTCCAGTACCATATTCGTAAAACAGCAACTCTTTGTTTTTATTAAAGAGGTTGCCTACCACAAAGTCTGGAAAAACGAACACACTTTTTTGGGTTCCTTGGTAATTTCCATTTAATCCCTCGTCTAAAACCTCGTTGACAATCTTAACTGCTTTGTTCTTTAGCCTCTTAGGATACTCTACCCTAAAGTGCGTTTTTAGTCTCTCCAAATCCTTATCACTTAAACTGAAAGACTCCATAATTACCTCTTGTCTATCATCTTTTTGAAATATAACGCTATTGCTTTGTTTTGTGTTCTTGGAATACACACAATATAATTTGCCTTGCTCCCATTTACGATTTCTCCTTCGGGCGAGGCACCATCTAAGTAAGCCCTGTCAAACTCTTTGAATACACCTTCGTACTTGCTTCTATCAATGATTGCTCTCTGATATAAGTCACCGTCTTGACCATAATCTTCTAAGTCAACACTTTTGTCTGCGGTCGTAACTGGCATTACATTAAACTCGTATGCTTTTGGTGTGTCATACTTGCTTCTACCATAGTCGTCTACCTCGTCAAGTTGACTTGCTATATATATCTTCTTAGTCCATCTAGTAAACATTTCTGCCTCCTAATCTACTGGTGCTTTTGCGTGTGGTGGTGGTAATTGGTTTAGTAAGTCTTGGCTTATTCCTGCCTTAGCAAATGATATTGATATACCATTCTCACTGTACTTGCTTGCGTTATAAAATTCGTTCAATGTGTTGTTATAAAGTTCAATCGCACATCTTACTTGCCATTGCTGTGCTCTTTCGTCTGGTAGTTCTGTTATTTCAGGGTTAAAAGGATATACGATTGTAAGGTAAATTACTTTCGCATCGTCTAAACGATATTCAAAAATGTCATCTTTGCTATCGTCATCTTTGTCACCCAATATTTCGACTCTCATGCGTTCAATTTGTTCCTGCGTTGTCATCGTATATCCCTCCTGTTATTTCTTTTTCTTTTTGGTCTTGAAACCTTTAGTTTTCTTTTCTTCTACTGGTTCTGGTTCTTCAATAACTTCTGGCTCAACCACTGGTTCTTCCACGAGTTTAGCCCAGCCACCAGCAACTAGTTCTTCGGCTCTTTCGTCCTCATAATCATATTCGGTTGCTGGAGTTCTTACTTCTCCAGTAACTCTGTCACGAAATGCTCTAATAACTAATATTTTCTTCATCTAATTCTCCTTCTGTTAAGCAGATGGAACGTCCTCTACTACTACAACTTTTCTTCCAACTGGTTTTGTGAATGTAGTTGATAGTCCAGTAATCTTACCATGTAGTAATTCATTAGAATAATCTAATCCTGCTTGTCCAAAGATTTGCTCTCTGTCTGCAGCACCAGTTTTTGCTAATGGCTCTACGAAGAAGTTTCCTTTATTTGGAACTGGTTGATGTACTAAATGTAAAGCATCGATATTTAATAAGAATGCTTTTCCAGATGGAACTTTTGTATCTAACATAATGTCTAATTCGCCCATAGGAACGATTAGTTTTGTTATTTGGATACCGTTTTCGTTTCTTGTAGCAGGAACGATTGTTAATCCGTTCTCTACTGCTGAACCGTTGATTTGATTTAATTGGGTTCCGTTTACAACTAATGTTAATCTTGTGATGTCTCCGTTCTTGTTGTAAATTTTATCCATTAATTCGTTTAACATCCAGATGTCAAGTCCTGCTCCGCCTGCTGCAACTGTGTTAGTTGTTATAGCAGCATCTAAGCCTCTTGATTTATCTGCTGTTGAGTTGTTTCCGCCTAGTTGATAAGCACCATTGATAATCATATCTTCGATTTGACTAGCAATTTTCTTCATTTTTTGTCTTATTTGCCATGCTTTTTCGTCTTCTGGATTTACAAACTCTCCTGCTAAGTTTAAGCCGTTAAGTGTGTTTCCATCAGACATCTTTCTATAAGAAATTGCGATTGTCTCTTGGAAGATTTGAGTAACGTTAGTGTTTTGGCTTCTTGTTACGAATGTTGGGTCTGGAGCAGTTAAAGAAGCGTTCTCAGAGATTGCTGGTTGTGTTCCAGTTTCACTTTCGTAATCTTGTCCTAAAATAAATTGTCTTGACTGTACAAATCTGTCTCTGCCAGCCATAGAGTTAAGTAATGGTGTTGCACCATTTGTCTTGTCATATAATAGACCAGCATATCCCAAAAGGGTATCGGTCATCATTACGCCATTTGCCATTTGTGATTTCCTCCTATTTTTGTTGTTTTTGTTGGTATTCGTTTAACGCCATTAGGCTTCTTGCAACTTCTAGTGAGTCTCCACTTTCTCTTGCTTTGGCTAAGTTTGTTCTTAACGTCTCCAATTCGTTCGGACTAGTTGCCATGTCTATCTTTGGTGTTGGTGTACCTTCCATTATTGTCTTTGCAACATTGTCTGCTGTCACCTTGTTTTGGTTTGTTATCAATGTTGCTAAAGATGTTGCAAAAGATACAGCACCATCGACATCCATCTTTTCAATGTTTTCCATAAAGTTTTGGTAATCATCTTCTTTTAGACCTGCGCCTTTGAATACGTTTTCAGCACTTAGTCTAGCAATTTTCTTGTTTTGCTCTTCTAGTTTGCTTGCATATTCAGCCTTCTCGGCTTCTGCTTTCTCTTCGTCTGTCATTTTTGATTTCTTGAAAGCATCAAATTCGTCTTTTAGTGCGTTATAAGTAGTTGTATTATTTTCTTTTAGAGAGTTATACTTCTCTCTTGGAACATAAGAATTTCCTACAAAGTTCTTGATGGCTGTTATTTTGTCTTCGTTTGAAGTCTCAGCATCATCAATAATCTTTTTTAATTCCTCATCCATGTTCTTTCCTTTCTACTCCATGTTTTTATCGTGCCATGCTCACGCCCGTTGTTTGAGTAACCACACTTTAACTCTCTGTGGCTGAGATAAAATTTATATTATTCCGCTTCTTGCGAAGCATCAGTAATAACTGTTTCGGTAGTCTCTGCGACCGTTGTTCTTGAGTTCTTTGGTAAATTAGTTGTATCTGTTGGTGTTGTCATATTTGCGTTTGTGTTTCTCTCTGTCTTTTCCTTCCAGAAGTCTTCACCATAGAACTGCTTTGACTTCAAGTAAACTTCGTTTGCATCACTGAATAGTCCACAACTATTAAATGCTGTACTTGGGTCTACTTGTGCATCTTTTAGATTTAGTAAGCATTGTGCTTTTACCAACATGTTGTCTTGTTTGTTTCTTGTAAACTTAACTTCAACGTCTTTTGCTGTTAATCCAGCGATTTCGTCATATCCTGCTCTATCACAGATTGCGAGGATTAGTTTTAAGACCTTTCTCTCACTCTTCTTGAATGATAACTCGTCTTGATTTGCTCTCTCATCT